TATTCTTTGATAGGAAAAGAAGAAACAGATAAGATTAACAAAAGAATAGAAAAGGAAACAGGGAAGCAAACAATACCCGTGTTCCATTATTTTTTAGGTGTAAATTTCTACAAACAAATATGTGAAGAATATAATTACGTTGCGATTGGCGCAAGTGGTAGACACGACAGTAGATGGACAAGAGAAACACCGGAGAAGTTAAGAAAGTTAATTGATTATGCACACTCTAAAAAAGTAAAGGTTCATGGTCTTGGATATACAAGTTTGAAAATGCTATTAGGAAAGAAAATGCCTTTCGATAGTGTTGACAGCACGAGTTGGATGAGTGGGCATAGATTTGGAAAAGCACAGGAATGGAACGGAACAAGTTTTACAGGCACAAAAGCACCGAAAGGACAAAGAGCAAACACACACAAAGTAGCAAGACATAATTTTTACGAGTGGGTAAAATTTAATAACTATGCAGAAAGAAATTTATGAATATAGTTAGTCACATAGCAATCGGAATTATCGGAACAGTAATTACAAACGAACCGTTATTTTTGATTGGAAGTGTATTACCTGACATTGCTTTACTTCCAAACGAAATAACAAATGGTGTTAGATATAAGAAATTTAATAAATGGAATGTTCGGTGGAAATTTTTATACGACATATCACACTCCTTGTTCTTTGTAGTGTGTTTGTATTGGGTTAACCCTTTGCTTTGTCTAGGAGCGTTTATACACGTGTTAATAGACGTTCCTTTCCATAGCAGCACGTTTAGATGGAAACCGTTTTTAATAAACAGATATAAAACAAAAAAGAAAGCATTATTGTTAAGTGGAGGAATGGACAGCGTAGCGTGTGCTTATATGGAAAAAGACTTTGATTGTGTTTATGTAAATTACAAACAGAGTTACCACCACAAAGAGTTTCCGTGCGCAATAGAAGTAGCAGCTAAATTAGGAAAGGAGTTAATTGTAATAAAGAGAGAATGGAAAACAGATATACAGAATAGAAATTACTATTTGATTTCGGAAATAAAAAGATTAGGATATGATGAGGTAATAATAGGCAGTAGAAATCTAATTCCAATGTTTGATAACTATAAAGATAGCAATTGGTTTAATCTAAAAGTGTTGCAGTACTTATTAAAGATTTATGTTAATATGCCAATCGTAGGAATGTTCAAGTGGCAAGTAAAAAACAAAATACCAAACGGAGTAAGATATTACTCAACAGAACTAAGCAAATGACAGACAACGATTACAGTTACGAAATAAAAGTTAAGGTAACAAAAGAAACATACAGACGTTGGAAAGAACTAAGAACCAAGATACATAAATTAACAGGGTTTAACAACCCAAGCAAAACAATAGAGTTTGCAATAATAGAAGCGTTGAACATACCTGACGAATGTTTAAAATAAAAATAGGCAAAGGAGTTTTAACAATAACGTTTAAACCAAGTTGGAAGTTAAAGAATTTCAAAATAGGATTAACATATAAATTTTAAAAAAATGACACTAAATCTAATATCGTTTGTTTGTTGTATAACAGCAGGAGTAGCAATAGGAATGTATATTTCAACTCAAATTAAAAAACACGTTTTCAAACAAGTAAACCCCAAAATGAAAATGTCAAAAAAAGAACTAGGAATAAAAGAAACGTATCCTGAGTTTGTAAAAAAACATTATACATTAGATAAAGAAACAATAGAAAAACACATAAAAGGAAATGGGAATATTTCACATTATTATACATATATAAAAAAGAAAGGTAATGATAACTAATTTTTTTCTGTTCCTTATAACATATTACTTATATCAAATAATGAAAGATGGCAAACAAAAATAAATACACAATAGAACAAGTCAAACAGGCATTAGAGAGTGCAGGTGGGTTTCTTTCTATTGCAGCAGAAACGTTAGGTTGTACACGTAAGACTATTTACAATTACTTAGACCGTTACAGCGAGTTAAAAGAAGTGTGTGAGGACATACGTGAGAAGTATTTAGACTTAGGGGAAAACGAATTGATAAAGAAAATTAAAAAGGGTTCAACACCGGAGTTAATATTCTTTTTAAAGACACGTGGTAAGCACAGAGGGTACGTTGAAAAACAAGAGTTAGACATTAGTAGTGGTAACGAGCCAATAAAAATTAACATAAATTTAGACGGTGGAGATAACACCTAAGTTTACGGACACACAAAAAAAAGCATTAACATATTTAACCGACAACACAACTAACGAATTATTGTTTGGTGGTGGAGCAGGTGGGGGTAAAAGTTTTTGTGGTTGTGCGTGGTTGATTATCAGTTGTTTACAGTACCCAACCACACGTTATCTTTTAGGAAGAAGCAGATTAGACGCTTTAAAAAAAACAACATTAAATACATTCTTTGAAGTGTGTGTTAATTGGGAAATAAAAAGTGGACAACACTATACGTTTAACGCACAGAGTAATATAATTAAATTTTATAACGGAAGTGAAATACTGCTTAAAGATATGTTTCTTTATCCTAGCGACCCAAACTTTGACAGTTTAGGAAGTTTAGAATTAACAGGTGCGTTTATAGATGAAGCAAACCAAATAACACAGAAAGCAAAAAACATTGTTTTAAGTAGAATAAGATTTAGGTTAGATGAAAATAACCTTATTCCAAAACTGTTATTGACCTGTAATCCTGCAAAGAATTGGTTGTACAGCGAGTGGTATATTCCAAACAAACAAAACATATTAGGCAAAGATAAACGGTTCTTACAATCGTTGGTTACAGACAACCCAAATATTTCTAAACACTACATTGAAACGTTAAGTAAGATGGACACAATAACAAAGGAAAGATTGTTGTATGGAAATTGGGAGTATGACGACACAGAGGGTAGGTTGTTTAAATATGATAATATTATTAATCTTTTCACCAACACTTATATTAACGAGGGTGAAAAATATATAAGCGTTGATGTGGCACGTTTTGGAAAAGACAGTTCTGTTATTTGTGTGTGGAGTGGTTGGGTTGTGGTTAAGATAATTAAGTACAATAAGATTGGAATTGACAAACTACAAACACACGTATTAGACACAGCACAAAAACACAAAGTACAAAGAAGTAATATTGTGTTAGACGAAGACGGTGTGGGTGGTGGTTTAAAAGACATTTTAAGAGGTTCTAAGGGCTTTATTAATAATTCTAAAGCATTGGGTAAGGAGAACTATCAAAACCTTAAAACGCAATGTTATTATAAATTCGCTGATAAGGTAAACAAAGGAGAAATTTTTATTAAAGAAACACAGTATAAACAAGACATTATACAAGAGTTGGAAATAATACAAATGAAAGACGTGGACAAAGACAATAAATTAAATATTGTTGGTAAAGATAAAATGAAAGAACATTTAGGTCGTTCACCTGATATTGCTGACGCTTTAATGATGAGGTGTTATTTTGAATTAAATAAAACCAAGATAACATATTTTGGTTAGCAGTAAAAAGTGCGTGAATAAAACAAACTAATAAATTAAATTTGCAAAATTATGATAGTTATAGAAGTAGATAAAAAACAAGTTAAAATTCCACAATCATATAGCGAGTTAACGTTAAATGAGTTTTGTGCAATATGGAAAATTTTATGTAAATATAATTTAGACAAACCACCAACAGAAGACGAGGAAATTGATGCGTATGTAAATGACGAAATAAACTTAACAAAAGAGTTAGTTGCAAAACTGTTAGGGTTAAGCCCTAAGGATGTTGATAGAATTGAATACACACAAGCACAAGAAATAATTAATATCTTTAATAATATGTTAGACCAAAATGATTTTGATGGTGATTGGAGTGAACATAACTTTAAACATAAAGGAGAAACATATTACTTTCCAAAATATAACTTTGAGGGAATGTCGTTTGGGGAATACGCTTCACTAAAACAATATGAACAAGTGTTAATAAACGATAACGATAAACGGTTTGATATTTTAGCAAATCAAATTGCTTATTGTTGTAGAAAGAAAAACGAGAAAAAAGAAAGTTACAATATAGAAGAAAGGGCAGAACTGTTTAAAGACATTACAATGGACACAGCTATGAGATTGACTTTTTTTTTGCAGAAACGGATAAGTTCCTTACAGAAACTTACCCAAATATATTCGGACAAACAGAAAAAGATAGAACAGCAGCAAAAGTCAGACACATTATCACAGGATTTGGATGGCTTAATTCAATCTATCGAGTAGCAGAAAAAGGGGTGTTTAATAAGTCCAACGGACTTAATAGTATTGAGAACGTAGAGGAAACAGGATTAAGAGAAGTATTAACATATATGAGTTGGGAAGCAGCAACAACTGAATATGAAGTACAGTATCAAAAAGTAGCAGAAAGAGCAGCAAAAAACAAAGGTGGTGGAATGAATTATTAAAAATAAAAACAAATGGCTTTACTAAGAGATTTAAGAAATTTAAGTGCAGATGTTGACACAGCGAGAGTTGGTTGGTTTAATACATATATGTTTGGCAATTTAGGAATGGTAAACGCAAGTCACAATACTAATTATCCACTTATATTATTATTACCACCAACAAGTGCTTTTATTAGTCCTTATAAAAATGATGAAACAATGACGTGTGTATTTCATTGTTACCAAATTGTAGATGTTAGAACAGATTTAGCAGCAGGAGTAGGGTCACAATTACAAATGTTAGAAGAAACATACGACAAGCTATTAAACCAATTTAAAGAAACTATGCAGGCACTTTCTTTTGGGTTTGAGCATAGGTATATATTAACAGGGTCTTGGACGGTAGAACGTATCAATGAGGAATACAATGACGCATTGGTTGGTATTATATGTACAGTCCAAATTAATAAATTTACTCATTGTTTAACGTACGAGCAATGATTAGTTTAATGTCATTGAAAAGAATTGGGTTACAATATAGAATTGCACTTGGAAAAGAATTGTTAAGACAAGGACAAACAAAAAGAAGTGGAAGTTTAATTTCAAGTTTAAGACAAAAAGAATTTACAGGGTTTCAACCCACAATTAGAATACAGGGAAACCATTATTGGAGGTTTATAAATTACGGTGTTTCAGCAGGACATATAAAAAACCCTTATGCAAGACCAAGAATAGAGGGTTTAATGAAATGGTTAATAAGAAAAGGAATTGGAAGTGGGGACGAAATGATACGTGGAATAGCGTTTGCGATAGCAACAGTACACGCTAAAAAAGGAATGCCACAAAGGAAAGGAAAAAGAGATTTCAAACGTATGAATTTTGTAGATAAGGCAATACACAAAAGCAGGGCAAAAATTCAAACCATTGTTGACTTTCAAATGGGAAAAGAATTTAGCCAAATAATAAATAAATTAAGTAGGTAAGATGATAAATGCAATTAATAATTATACAGCGTGGTATGATGCAAGTAGACCGTTTCCGTTTATGTATCAAAGCAATAATAATAACACAATAAATATAGTTTACGTTTTAGAAATACAAGACCCAATAACGTTAACGTGGGGGATAGTAACAAACCACCTTAAACAACCGATAGAATGGGATATGAATTTTTGGTTGATTGACGTTAGTCAATTATGTACAGATTTTGTAAGGTGGGAAATAGCACAAGATATGTACGTGTTAAATTCAGCAGGGATAACAGGAAATAATTGGTCGTATGGTAAAAATCATAGAATAAGATGTAGGTTAGTTATGACAGAGGAAACTATAAATTCACAAGGGGAATTGTCGTATAACCAAAACACAAATAATTGGCAAAGATTTCACGAATTTTATGCAATAGACGGTGGGGTTGACCACGAGGATACGTGGCTTTTACCACAGCACGAATTTTATAAAACGTGGCACATATTAGGAAGTTGGAATGGAAGAGATACCTGTAAGTTTATGACAGACCAACCATTAGTAACGCAGGAATGTATAGAAGACGATAAAATTATTTCGTTTGGAGCAGATATTAGAGAGTTACAATTATATCTAAATATTTATAGAGAAGACGGAACGGTACACACTGACGTTCCTGTTAGTTACCCAACAGAGTTTTATGGAGTTAATCAGTTTGGAATAGGTGCACCACAGATAAAAAGTTTACTTGACGACTTAGGTATATTAAATTCATTTTGGTCTGCAACAAATGGTTGGGCAAAATTTGAATATAGAATGGTTAGAACATATCCTTGGGCTGATGTGAGTGAAACTTATACTTCTGTTTTTACAACGTGTGGGTGTAGTGAGGAACACGTTAGGTTGTGGTGGAGGAATAATAGAAACGGTGTTGATTGCTATACGTTTAAAGGAACACACTCAATAAATGTTCTTTCCAAGTACAAACGTTTTCAATCTCCATTAGGACACAGGCGACACCGTAACGAAGACACAACAACGAGTGGTTATTCTTGGTACAACAACAACACGTTTAATCAACAAAGTAGTGGAACACACAAAGTAAATGTAGATAGCAATAAAAGAATGAAAATTTATTCCGGTTGGGAAACCAAAGAAACGTTAGAATGGTTAAGCAATATTATAAATTCAACAGAAGTGTTTGTTCAAGATAAAGGCAGTAATCTTTCTGCTTTCTTTTGGAAATTAACTCCTGTTATTGTTAGGTCGCCAAGTTTCCAAGAAAAAAAACGAGGGAGTTCACTTAGCAAAATAGAATTAGAACTAGAATACGCAAACCCAAAAACAACAAATAGAATTTAATGGCTTATAAAGAAGTTAGATTAGAAATACTGTATGGTGGTGGAGGTGTGGATGGTGCAAATGATACAGGAGTTTTAGATATTTATGAAAGTGAAAATTTTCCATTATCTATACAATACGGAGTTAAAAACATAGAAACGTTAAACGACAGCAAAGGGTCGTACACAAAGACGTTTGATATACCTGCTACCAAACATAATAATAAGTTGCTTAAACACGCTTTAAAAGACAATTTAAAGGATATTACACAGTTTGTTGATAATAGCATAAAATGTAGAATACGAATAAACGGTTTTGTTGTGTTAACAGGAACGTTCACAATAAAGGGTTATCAAAAAGGACAGAAAGAAGTTGGTTACACAATAACAATTTTAGGAGATAGTAATAATTGGACAGCTATTATGGATGGAAAAATGATGTGTGAATTACTAGACCCTGATTATCATAGTGTGCATAATTGGGACAATGGAATGTGGGCTTGGTATAACAACAACGTAACCGTTGATGACGTAAATCACCCAACCACAATTCCAACATATACTGTTTGTCTTCCACATATTTGTTGGGGAGAATACGGATACAACCATTCTATTCCAACGTGGAAAAAAATGCACTTAATGGAACAAACTCCATCATTCTTTATTAAGAAATTAGTGTACGCTTTTTTTAAAGACGCAGGTTATGAGGTGGTGAGTAAATTTATGGAAGATAAGTTTTTTAAGAAACTTATTATGCCAACCGACCCAACACGTTTCAATCACGGTAACATACAAACATTGGGAGGCGGACAACCAAGCACCACAGTTGTTGTTGCAGAAGCAAATTTTTACCACGACAACGGACGTGGGAATAGCCAAGCAACATCATTACATAATTGTGGCGGATATATGTCTCCTAATTGGAAGTGGGTTGATTGCGAAGAAACTTATCCTGACCCCTGTTATGACCCAAATAAACCACGAGCAACTGTCAATCATTGTAAGCCCTTAAATCAAGTGTCTTGGAGTTATTCACCACCAATAGCTGATGAATATATGGGACACAGATACGGAATGTTTAATGAAGAAATTGTTGACGTTTATAATACCCAAGATTTATACACTTCTCAATGGTGTGCTGCAGATGAATATGGAATAAATGGTTATAGTCAAAATAGTGCAATATCAACAGGGGAAAAGGAAAGAATAGTTACTCACTGTTATTGTACTTATCCTATGACGTGGCACAGGTGGGT